ATTCGCGCGGGCCACCAGCAGATCCTCCAGGTCGCCGCCAGACTCGGCCACCACCTGCGCCTGGGTCTTGAACCCGGCGCGCACCGCATCGGTGTAAGCCTTCACCTCCTTGGCCGGATCAACCCAGGCCCACCCGCGCGGGAACCACCGTACCGACTCGAATCGCTCCGGCGCCAGCTCGTAGCCCGGCAGGGGCAGCACACCGGCACCGACCGCAGCAGCAAGCCACCGCTCAAATACCGGCTGCAACAGGTGCTCAATCAGCCAGTCCTGCAGCGTGCGCCATTCCTCGCGATCCTCCAGCAGGCTGAGCCGGCTGCTGCTGTAGTTGCTCTGGCTGAAGTCGCGGCTCACCGTCTCGTAGCTGCAGCCGATCGCCGCGGCCACCGCGCGCAGCATCGCCCGCAGGAACGGTTCGAACTGCCCATCCGGTGCATCCAGCTGCGGCACGTTGACGGTCTCACCCGGCGCCAGGTACTTGAAGACGCCGGGCTCGAAGTTGCTCACCCGCTCTTCGTCGTACACCTCATCACCGTGCAGCTCGCCCTCGGCGCTTTGGATGAAGCCCATCAGGCTGCTGTTCGCACGGGCCCGGACCACCTCGGCCTCTTCGTAGCCGGCCAGGTGGTGCAGCCGCTTCACCGCTGAGGCGGTCCAGGGAACGCCACGGGTCTGCCCGGGTCGCTCCGTGATGAACAGATGGATGATCTGGCTGGCCGGCACCTCGTAGGTTTTGTAGCCGATGCCGTTCACGATGTCGCCAGGGTGGCGATCACGGAAGGCGTAACTCAAGGGCCGGCCCCAGCGGTTCACCCTGACGCCCATCCGCCACTCGGTCCCATCACCCGCCGGCCCGTGGCTCGTGCCCTCGTCGCAGTAGTCCGCCTCGATGATCTCCAGGCCCAGCGGGATAGAGCTCTCCCCGAATGCCTCCGGCACGATCCGGATGAACACCTCGCCGGATTCGGCCACCGATCGAACGGCCAGCCGCATGATCTCCGGCATGCTCAGCTTGCCGGCGGCGTGGCAGTGATCCTTCCGGGACCATCGCTGCCAGGCACGCTCCATCAGGCTGTTGATCCGTGGGTCCAGCCGCTGCCCGCGCTGCATCATCACCCGGCCCTGCATCCGGATGCCGCGGCCCACCACATTCGCGCCGATCGCGCGGATCGCCTGCCGGGCGTAGCAGTTGTCGCGCACCAGCTGGCGCGAGCGGTTCCGTAGGCGGATCAGGCTGCCGTCAATCTCGGCATCGGCTGACGTGCTGCTGGTCACCCAGTCCGACGTCAGCCGCGACACCATCGCGCCCTCATAGGCACGGCGCCGTGGCTTGCGGCTGCTGGTGGCGGCCGGCTCAGCCGGTGCGGGTGCTGGGGCCGGGGCGGTGCGCTTCGCCATCAGCTGAACCTTACGAACAGATTGCCGGGGTTGCCCAGGCCGGCGGCGATCTTCTCCGCTGCACGCTCACGCGCAACGACCGCCTTCAGCTGCGCCTCACGCTGCATGAGCTGGCTCAGATCCTGAGCCGTGTAGCTGCGGCTGCCGATGCTGTACTGCTTGCTGCCCTTGGAGATGATGCTTCGGATCGCGGCCTGCACTGCCTCCAGATCCTGCTCGGCCTGGCTGCGGCCGTCGAATGCAGCAGGGCTGCCGGCATAGCTCAGCGATGGCAGCACCTCCGTGGTGCCACTGCCGGTGGTGATCACCGTTGAGCCGCTGGTGATCCGCCGCTGCCAGTGCCAGATGCCAGTGTCGAATCCGCCGGTTGTGCCGGCACTCAGGGCTAGATCCCAGCCGCCATCAGATCGCGCGGCGCCGGATGCCGTGGCGCCTTCAGCGGCGGTGTTCGTGCGCAGATAGACCGTCAGGGTCCAGGTGGCGGAGGTGGCCGGGTTGCCGTCGAGGTCCGTCGCTGCAGGTTCGATCCACTGCACCGTATCGCCGGCCCTGATCTCGGCTGGAATGGTCATGCGCACACCTCCGGCCACACTGTAACGCTACCAACCACTGACGAAGTTGCTACCACTTCGGCCCGATCCTGCCCGCCGTCGTGGTGCTGCAGCTGCACCCGGTAATGCCGGCTTGCTGGCCGCGGCCTCCAGCTGATCCCACATCGTCGCCCGGTTGTATCGCCGCTTCACCAGCTCCAGCATCGCCAGGCAGTACACGATCAGGTCGAGGGGTTCGTTGCGCGCCCCGCTCGGCTTGTGCCAATCCAGCACCTGAAAGCCCTTCACCATCCGCGGCACCAACCGCTCAGCCGTCAGGCCCTGCAGGAATGCCTCATCTGTGCCCTGGTCAAAGTGGAACGCCCCCGGGCCGGCGCCCTCTTTCTTCAGCCTGGCGTACACCGTCCGTTTCAGCGTGTGGCCGCCCACCATGTATAGCGTTACGCCATTCTTGATCACCTTGCCGCGCCAGTTCACGTCAACCTTGCTGCCCTTGCCCAGGGCCGGCGCGTTGCGGTTCGTGCTGCCCTTGATCGCCACCACACCTTCGCTGGCGTTCCGCCGGCAGTACTCATACGCCTCATGGGTGAAGTGGCCGCCGGTGTCCACCGCGCACTGCCGCACCGTCATCTCACCACCGCTGGCCCTGGGCCACACCGTGCGGCGGATCGTGTCGATTTGCTTCCACACCTCATCACCCGCCGGGTCGCCCTCCACCTTCTGATGCCAGATCCGCCAGCATTCCTCCCCGCGGCCAAACCCCCAGACGGTCGTTTCGAGCCAGGTGTCCTGCACGTCCACCGCCATCAGCAGCAGCAGGACACCATCCGGCACCGTGCCGCTCGGGTAAGCATCCGCTGCCACCCTGGCCAGCAGGCCGTCGGCGTTGATCCGTGCCACAGCCTCATCCTCCCAAGCCTCCGCAGCGCGCTTGTTCACCCAGCCCTTCAGCAGCAGCGGATCCTCCTTCGCCCGCATGAACTCATCGCGGATCTGCTCCCACGGTGTCCACCCTGCCGGCGCATACCACCCCGGCAGATGGAACCCTGCGGTCAACCCATCACCCGTGGCCATCGGTCGCCATACCGCACCCTGCAGCATCGCGGTCTTGTGATGCTGCGCCACCCGCTCACCGCATGCCGGGCACTGGCACCACACCTCACCATCCGGCCGGTCCCATTTCATGTGCTCTCGCCATCGCAGCACCTCCAGCGATCCGCAGCACGGCATGAGCGCATGAAACGCCCGCCGGTCTGATCGCTTCTCAAACTCCTCCGTGATGCGGCACGCGCCACGGGTGCCCGGTGTGCTGGTGATCAGCACCTTGCCCATCGGAAACGTCGTGGTCCGCGCCTCTGCGTTCTCCAACGGGTCGCCCTTGTCGTCAGCCTCCAGCGGGTAGCTGCTCACCTCATCCGCTGCCAGGTTCGCCGCCGGCATGCTCTGCAGTGCGCTGCCGCTGTTGGCGCCGGTCAACACAAACAGCCCGCCGCGGAACTCCTTGCTGAACATCGTGTTCCCACTATCCCTGCTTCTGGCCGGTGCCACCAGCTCGCGCAGGGCCGGCGTCTCAGCTAGCAGCGGATCCAGGCGCTGCCTGTTGAGCCGCTTCGCCATGTCGATCGTGGGCTGCACCAGCAGGGTTGGCGCCGGCCACAGATGGATGATCGCCCCCAGCCAGTTCAGCACCACCTCGGTCTTGCCCATCTGGCTGCCGAACATCAGCACCACCCGCCGCCATGGTGACCCGGGGCTGAGGCAATCCATCGGCTCGCGCAGGTACGGCGTCCGATCGGTCCGCCATGGGCCCTTCTCCGCGCTGCCCTTCCCGCTCAGCACCCGATGCGCGTCCGCCCATTCGCTCACCGTCATGGCTGCTGCAGGCATCAGGCCCTCGCGCAGCGCCGCCCGGTAGATCACCGCTGCATCAGCCATCCGCCAATCCTCGCAGCGCCACCCGGATCTCTTCGCTCAGCATCCGATGCACCTCGCGCACATCCGTCGCCGCGGCCAGCAGCGAGGCCACCCGGTCGGGGATGCCCTGCATCGCATCACGGATCTGCCGGCCCAGTGCGAAAGCCTCCCGCTTCACATCCTCAGCCGGCACCAACTCACCCCGGCCCTGCAGCGCCTCCAGCCGGGCCTTCTCTGCCTGGTAGTGCTCACGCCGCGCGCGGCTCTCATTGAGGTCCGGGATCTGATCTTCTGGCAGCCCGCGGATGAAGGCTCGCAGCTGCTCATCGGTGGGCCCCGGTGCCTCAGCTGCTGGCACAGCTCGGGGCGCGGCTGCAGTCGGTGGGGGCTGCTGCAGCGTGTTCCGCTCCCACAGCTCCAGCGCCAGGTCGTGATCGATCCACTCCCGCCCGCCACGGGTCACAACTGCCCCGCGGATCCGCCCGCTCTTGATCGCCTGCGACACCGCCGCCGCTGAGACACCCTTGATCCTCGCGAACTCGCTCTTCCGGATCAGTGCCATTCCTTAAGCTGCGCATCCTTTAACTTAAAGAACACTGTAGGCCCTTAAGGAATCGCGGGGAAGGGGGCCAAATGCCTTGCAATCACTGGGCTTAAGTCGGTTTTCGGCCTCCCGCTAGGAATTAGCCGGGCCG